AGAAATATTATTAGAATCTACCGCCAACGGAGCAGGTGGTTGGTTTTACGATGCGTGCATGAGAGCATTGCGTGGCGAGGGTGAATGGGAGTTATGTTTTATTCCTTGGTATATGATGCCCGATTACCGCAGGAAGGTTGATCCCTACTTTGAATTAGAGCGTGAAGAAGAAGATATTAAGACTATGTTTGATTTAGACGATGAGCAGGTAATGTTTAGACGTTTAAAAATACAAGAACTTGGTGGCGAAGATTTGTTCAGACAAGAGTACCCGTCTACCCCGCAGGAAGCATTTTTAACAACAGGTAGATTATTTGTTGAGCCGAAGTTTATAGACCAAGCAGCAGTAGAATGCTATACCCCGATTTCCCGATACGATGTGCGAGAGAGTGAGTTCGTCCCGCATGAAAAAGGGCTACTAAAAATTTTCGAGAATCCAAAGGATTCTCTTAGATATTGTATTGGAGTAGACGTTTCCGAAGGCTTGGAGCACGGAGACTACTCTTGCATCCAGGTGTTGGATCATATGGGCTATCAGGTTGCGACTTGGTCTGGGCACGTTGACCCGTTTGACCTAGCCTACATAGTTGCCAAGATTGGACATTTTTATAACAAAGCTTGGACACTCATTGAAAGAAACAATCACGGGCTTACCACCATCCGAAAAATACAAGAATTAAATTATCCGAATCTCTATGTTGAGCAAAGTGTAGACGATGCGTATGTAGACCGCCTAACCAGGCGTGCAGGTTTTTTAACCACAAGCAAGACAAAGCCTTTAATTATTGATAACTTAGTACACTTACTTCGACAAGGCGAAAGTGGTATAGTAGATATTGAGCTTATTGACGAACTCAGAACATATATCGTTGATGCCCGTGGAATAACAAATGCCCAACATGGGTGTTTTGATGATAGAATAATGGCATATGCTATTGCTTTATTCGGATTAAACAGTATGCCAAGAAAACATAGGCAGAATTTTAAGAGAGTAAAGAAACAATTTTTTTAAATATATATGAATAAAGAGTTAGGACCCGAAGGAATCTCAGCAGCCGTAGACGCTAATGAAGAAGAACAACACGAACTAAATTCATTAGGCGTAATACTTGAGTCTAAATACACAGAGTATAAAGATGCCCGTGATGATATCGAAGACGATTGGATTGAAGATCTAAGAGCGTTCATGGGTCAGTACGATCCAGAAGTATTAGCCAAGATACAATCTAAAGGTGAGAGATCACAAGTCTATGTTGGTCTTACCCGAACAAAGGTGCTCGCAGCCTTTTCAAGAATTACAGATTTATTATTTCAACCAGGTCAAAAATTCTTTTCTATTGAACCAACACCAGTTTCTAAACAACCCCTTGTTGAACAACAACTAACCGAACAAGCTGCATTAGAAATTATGCAAGCTGCCGAAGTAGTAGATCCTGGATTGGTAGATGATTTAATTGTTGCAAGATTAGAAGAGCTTAAAGAAGAAATAGCTATTGAGACGAAGCGTAGAGTTGAGAACATGGAAGAGGCTATTCTCGACCAAGCTGTTGAAAGCAATCTTGAAGGCAAAATGAAAGATGCCATTATGGAACAAGTTATATTTGGAACAGGTGCTATGAAAGCAGGCACACTTAGAATAGACAAAGACCACAGATGGATTAAGGGCGAAGAGGGATTTAATTTAGTTTATGAAGAAAGTGCATTCCCCGAAATGGAGGCTGTATCAGTATTTGATTTATACCCCGACCCTCATGCTACGAGCATGGACGATCTAAGAGATTTATTTAGAAGACATATTATTTCAAGACAAGAGTTTAGAGATCTTAAAGACTTTCCAGGTTTTAATGCAGATTTAATTAACGAGTGCATAGAAATGAATCCAGAAGGAAATCATGACGAAGCACAACACGAAAAAGACAGAAGACAAATTGCAAATGTAAATGATAGATCTTCTGAAACAAACAAGTTTGAAGTCTTAGAATATTGGGGTTCATTAAACGGATACGATTTACAAGATGCTGGTGTGGAATTTGCTGATGACGATGATCTCGCTCAGGAATATCATGCCAACGTATGGGTAGTAGATGGCAAGGTAATTAAGGCACAGCTTAATCCTTTGCCTGGTGGTATTATTCCTTATTTTATATTCCCCTATGAAAAGAACCCTCACGCCTTCTGGGGTACTGGCGTTCCTAGAATGATGAGGGACTCACAAGCCACCATGAACGCAGCAACAAGAATTTATTTAGACAATGTTGCTCTATCGTCTGGTCCTATGGTTGAAGTTAATACTGACATCATGGCTTCAGGTGAAGACCCAACAGAACTGTATCCATGGCGTGTGTTTTTGCGAGAGGGTGGAGATGGAAACCAACCTATGGTTAGATTCTATCAGCCCCAGTCAAACTCACCAGCACTTGTATCAGTTATAGAATTATTTAGAAGATTTGCCGATGAGACTACGGCACTACCGTCCTACACCCACGGACAAACACAGAGTTCACTTAATAGAACTGCCACAGGTATTTCTATCTTAATGAGCAACGCAAACATAGTCTTAAAATCAGTTATTAAAAACATTGATGACTACCTTACCAAACCAATGATACGTTCACTATATGATTGGAACATGACATGGAATGAAAATGAAAATGTTAAATCAGATATGCGTATAGTTGCAAAAGGATCCACAGCCCTTATACAGAAAGAAGTACAATCACAAAGATTGTTACAGTTCCTTTCTTTAATCAATAATCCAATGGATGCACAAATGGTTAATAGAGAAAAACTATTAACTGATATTGCTAAGTCCTTAGATATTGATCCAGAAGAAGTAATTAAATCACAAAAGGAGTTAATGGATGAGCAAGCACTACAACAAGCTATCCTTGCCAGCCAGCAAGGCGGTCAAGTTGATCAAATCCCAAATGGGGACGGAATGGTCGGTCCTGATGGACGAAATGGAGTCGCTCCGCCAAATGGAGCGGGACCAGTTGGAAATAACGGAGGACTTCCGCTTTAGTCAAGGGCGTTGCGACATTTTAAAGTTTATAGTATCTTTAGATACAATTGCTGATAAAGTAATTAATTCGTTAGGCTCCCGAAGGGATACACCTAACATATATAAGTAATTTTAATCGACACCCCCAAAAAAAAGGACCGTTAAAATGGAAAGAGAAAAAACTAGAGGCGAGTTAATCGCTGAAAAGCTTGAAAAAGAAGCTGATGAGATGTTGAAACAAATTCAAGACTCTCAACAGGAATCTGAACCAGAAGCCAAAGGGTTAGCTACCGAAGAGGCTGAAGTCGAAGACACCCCTGAAGAAGTTGCCGAAGATGTGGAAACTTTACCCGATGAATCTCAGGAAACTGAAGAAGCATCTGATCAGCAAAAAGAAGAGATTCAGGAAGAAGAAACTAAATCCGATAAGGGTTTGTTATCTGCCGAACAGTGGGAAGAAAGGTATAAGAATGCTCAGGCACGAATGACCAAAGCTACCCAGAGAGAGAAAGAACTTGAAGCCAAGATTGCTGAAATGTCTAATAAGATAACAGCGATTGAAAGCATGAAGTCTGAGGCTCGTATTGAGAAACAGAAGGAAGAGGTGAATATAGATCTAGGTGAGATTATGAAAGATTACCCAGAAATTGTTAAACCGCTTCAAAGTTATGTCGATGCTCGCATCGCATCTGTGGATCAAAAAATGCAACAGGCTACACAAGAGGTCTTGAAGTCTCAACAGGAAGAAGCAGATAGGAAGCATTATGCAGCTATTGCTGAAGAGCACCCTGATTGGAAATCTATATCAACTAGTGATGATTTCACTATTTGGTTAGAAAGACAATCAAGAATGTGGCGTAATGCTGCATCTGAAGGTGATGCTCAAGATGTAATAGCTCTCTTATCAAAGTATAAAAATGATTTAGGTCTGGTTTCCAAAAAAGTTTCCAAAGAGGAATTAGTAGAAAAGGCTAAACAAAATGTTGAACCTTCACTCTCTAAAGCCAGGAAACAAAATGTAGGTAGTAGTA